CGCACTTTTAGCAACAAGGACTTGGAAATCCTACACGGTCCAACTTGTAGCCTATTAGATATAGCTCGCAAAAAGTCAAAACGCAAGAGTATTACACTGGTTCGACGGCTTGACTGATCAGATTCATGTGCAGTGTAACTAATGCGGCATAAGAAATTGAGTGGCTACGCTTGAACGTGTAGCCCTGACTTTCGTCTCCATCCCACACTGACGCAAACACTTCGTCCCAAGGTCTCCGCTGCAAGTGCGCCTTACCAGGACGAATAATACTAATAAAAGCAGCCATCCTGGGTATTGAATCTGGCCGCATGATTTTCAGTAAGTCTGTGTAATTGCCCACATGCACCAGCTGAGAAGCCCAGGCTCCATCGGTCCACAGTCGACTCCATGGAGGTTGTTGGCTCAACATGGCTTCGTAGTGCTCAGGACTTTTTACCAAGCTGTACACACTCATGTTCAACAAGTCAATTTTGAAATAACCTCGCTGTTCTGCTGTTTCATAATCCAGGGCAGCACAGCGGTTCACGGCATCAACTGGTATGTCTGTGACATAAACGCCAGAGTTGTGACGGCGCCCATTGCTCTGACGTGCTGGAACATGCTGAATCAGCTTCAGCAATGCGTCCCTGTCGGGCATGTCAATGTCAATATCTGCGCTCATTTTATATCACACAAGACCACTGCAATACGCAAAGCATCTTGGGCACGATCTCTGGCTAGCAGTGCATCTGCCACAGTGGGATGTTGGGCCGCCAGTGCTGTCATGCGTTCTTCCTCAATCATTCGGTTCTGCGCCCACTTTATAATTTCCATTGTTTCGTGGTCAAGTTCAATCTGCGGATAGCTGGATTGTAAAGGTAACCATGAGCTGCCATCATACACTTCAAAGTTGCCACCGACGTATCGCACTATGCCAGCACTGGCTCTAGTGGTGTCGATATAAGGAACGTTGTACACACTGCCCGAAACGTGTATACCCTGGCCGCCTGTGATATTCCTAATCATAATAGTGTCCAAACAATAAAAATATAAACTAGTTGATGTGCTAACTGGTCCAGGCCCAAGTGATTCCAAAATGCCTTGGTACCAATATCACGATTGCCATAGTTTGATTTTGCCCAGTCAATGTGATAGTGCAACATAAAATCTACTGCTGCCAAAAAGTATGCCCACTCAAAAGGCACAAAGAACATCAGTATCAAGCCAGTTGCTGCACCGTGTTTGAGACTGTGTGTGATCCCGCGCCAGTCCCAGTAGGTGCCTTTGTGCGCAATCTCGTCATTGGTTTGATACACAAAGTCCATGCACCAGTGTTTGATTTGTAGCAGCACAAGAATTATCAACACAGTTTCCATTACCAACCTGCCTTTTTTAGTATGTCTTGAGCATAGGTCTGATCATCAGGATAGTCTTGAAACTTGCGTTGCCACACATCGCTGTTGATATAACTCCATGTCATGCCAATTTGTTCTGTACTCAGCTGATTCAAAAAATTCATACCTGAATCAGAATTGTAAATCGCCCAGGGACTCAAGCGTCCGCTTGTGATGTCGTAGCACAATGCATTTGCATTGCCGTAACGCAACATGTCATGTGCAGGATGCCCAGTGCGTTCCTGCCACTGTATGCTTTGTTCTACTGCACGACTCAGCGCATCGCTCACGTTCTCATTGGGCAAGTACCAAACCAAATACTCTGTGTATACTCGGTCACTGCACCACTGATCAATCTTTTTTTGTTGCTTCAACAACCACTCCATGAATCGCGCAGTATTGATCACGCGAGTGCTTACACAGTAGTTGCCAAACTTCACAAATGCCTTGAAGTAGCTGCTGTCACAAAAGTCATCATATGTTTTGACTCGACCTTTTTGATGCAGCTCATAAAAGCGTACAAATGCTTGAAAGCCCAGTCTAGTACCTGGTTCATCACGCATGAGTCTCCTGCGTTTGGATTCGCACACATGAACGGAAATACTGTTTTCTCGAACAAAATGTTTTTGGCAGTATTCACAAACAAAACTCATGTCAACAGTTTATGCTCTTGAATGTAGTTTGTCAAATAGTTGTTGATCAAGTTGTGATGGCCTGGTTTGGGGTGTGTCATGTCTGGGGGTACACTAGGCGAGCCAACCGTATATGTTGTTGGTTGCACACCTTGCTCATGTTGCCAGGTAATAGCACGCCACTCAAATCCGCCTATAATTTCTGGGCGTCGAAACTGCTGGAGTCTGGCGTCAGTCAAGTAACCTTGGTACAAGTTATCAGCTTGTTGATACATCAAAACACGATGTCCGCGACTCTGTAAGTCAGCAATGGTGCCCAGCATGCGATACATGAGATCTTCTGTGCGGTCCAAGATTGAGTAAACTTCGCTGCGAAGTTTTAGTGCAACAAATTCATCAGTTTGTTTGCGAGTCCATTCATGTTGCCAACGCGGTGAAAACTCTTGATTTTGCGGATTGCACCAACGTCCTTCAAAGTCATTGTCAGGGTTACAAATAGGCAGCTCAAGCCTAGACACAAAAGTCATGCCCAGCACATACAACGTGGGCACCGTGGTACTATAACTGTGCTTGAGTGTGGTCCTCAGTATGCGAGTGTTGGCACTACCACCTATAGCCAGGGTGCGAGCTTGGGGAATTCCTAATTGACCAGCAAGATACTCATGCCCGCCGCCCATGGCATAGCTTTCGCTATAGCTGCATCCGTTGACTACTAGTTGTTCAATCACTTGTCTTGCCCGGCCTGTTTGCGATACTGATCAATCTCTTTTTGTGTGGTAATTGCCATCATGACATCAATCTCGTCGTTTTTGTAGTGCGGGAATATTTCCTGCAGGGCCTTGCGTTTGGCACTGGCACCAGCTTCTTTCTTCTTGGGCGAAATCCAATTGTGTCGTTGTGCCCCCAGATCTGGACTCACAGTAGTAGCCATGAGCCATTGTAGTTTGGGGTGCCGACTCATGCTGTAAAAGTGTTTGTTGAATCGCTCGTTGCAGCTGATCACATAAAACTCCTGTAGCTCTCTTGAGCCTTCTACACAACTGCCCCAGCGTATCATCAAGAAGTTGCTGAATTTTTTGCGTTCTTCTGGGGTAAGATCATCATAGAATGATCTCTCCTTGCGGTCAAACATCCGCATTTCATTGGCAATGTTTAGTTTATCACTCATTGGGTTTACTCAATTGATAGATCATTATAGCACGGTCCAGGCATTCTTGTAAAGCAGGATTCTTCTTTGCTGTTCGTCTAATGTTGCCCCACAGCTGATCTTCTTTTATGTGTTCATTTAGTGGTCTGCCATCGGAGGTGCGAGAGTCGTATCCTATCAATTTACGTTCAAGACTGCCAGCTTCTCGAGCATACACTTCGTCACCAACACGTTCGTAAATGTAAGTTGCGCCAGGTGTCAGTGTGCCCATGTTATCACCAAGCCTTGTTGTAGTTGACAATTTCGCAGTTGCGGCTGACGTCTTTTACAAAATAGATACAGTCAGGTTCAGGTTCATCGTTAATGGGTACTGCTAGCATTTGTCCGTTCTTGAGTTTGGGTGCGTACCATGAAACATCATGATACACATCTAAAATTTCAATGTCAGGAAAGCTGGGGCGATAGCTGGTAAGGGGATTGAATTGAAATACTTTAAAACCGCGATCGTTGATTGATGTCAGTGGTAACACTTCTAGATCGCCTACATCAGGTTCACCAATCAGTACCTGCCAATCCATGGGCATCTTGATTGTTTGTGTACCAATGCGCAGTACCAAAGCAGGGCTGTTAAAACTCTCTAGAAAAATTAGCGGGATAAAAAGATAATCAGGATCTGCAGGATTGCTGTTGTCCAAGATAGCAAAACGCATGTCATCAATTTCTTCAGGCAGATGATCTAGGTCGTAGTGACTGTTGTCTAGTGTGAGGATCCGAATTTTTTTCTCCGTCATAAATAAAAATGTCAATCGCGATCTTGCAGGATCCATTGACTCTAACAGTTTACAAGGAACTATCAGCCATGTATTTACAAAACAAATATACTAAATGTTATTATAGCATCATTAATCGTGCAAAGTCAAGAGATTTGCCAAAAGAAACTTATACAGAAAAACATCACATTATCCCAAAAAGTCTAGGTGGGGCAAATGATCAAAATAATCTAATAAGACTTACTGCAAAAGAACATCGCCTTGTTCATATTTTATTACCTCGGATGACCATTGATCCTGCTCATACAAAAAGTATGTGGTATGCACTGTGGATGATGTTAAGAACAAAAAATGTTGCCCAACAAAGAAAAATATCCAAAGGAAGTGCTTTCAATCTTGCCAAGATAGAAGTGGCAAAAAACTCATCACAATTGCACAAAGGTAAAACTGTATCCAAAGAGACAAGAGAAAAACTGTCTAAATCTTGCGCAGGCAGGCTGTCAGCTTTTAAAGGAAAAACACATTCTGCCGAAGCAAAACAAAAATTGTCAGCAGCACATAAAGGTAAAATTACTTCTCCCGAAACAGTTGCTAAAATTTTAGAATCACGCAAGCACTATCGACATTCAGAAGAAACAAAACAAAAGATATCTGCTGGTAACAAAGGAAAAACAACCACGCACACTGTTGAATCGAGACAAAAAATGTCTGACGCTAAAAAAGGGAAGACGCCAACTTGGTTAGTAGGTAAGCCTGCGCACAACCGAGGAGTTGCACATTCCGCAGAAACAGTTGCTAAACTACAAGGACCAAAGCCTAAATTTAAGTGCCCGCATTGCGTTAGTATAGTTGGGGGACAGTCAAATTACAATCGCTGGCATGGTGATAACTGCAAAAAACTTATGCTATTTTCATCCACTCCAGCTTTTCTACAGAGAAAGGATAGTTAGCTTCTTTATAGAAGGCCTTGCGTTTGGTCAAATGACGTTTGGCAAACTTGCAGGTACTGGTAATGTCCCAAATTTGAACATGATCCTTGTCCTCTGCTTTTCTTATGCCGCGGCCAATGCTTTGGATAACACGGACAAAACTTTTTCCAGGTTCAATAAGAACCAGATTAAAAATCCTAGGGATGTTAATGCCCACAGCGGCAACACCATAGGTAGCCACAATAATCTTATCAACGCTGTCCGCAACTTTGTCATATTCTTCTTGTCTTTTTGTTCCTTTTGTTGCGCCCGATACAAACACAGCACAATCGCCTAGGCGTTCTAATAATGCGTGGCCCGCCGCAACTCTGTCAACCAACACCAACGTATTTCCAGTTTCGTTTACCTTGCGTATAAGTTCAGCCATGGTGTCTAAACGACCCGACTCTTCCAGCAAGTATTTAAGCTCGCTTTGATATTCTTTGTACTCCACATGATCTACCAGTTGCACAATATTCACGTGACAGTTGGCCAAAACACCTTGCTGTTGCAGTTCGTTGGCACTCAAGCGACCAACTACAGGACCAAGTCCTACTAACAATGCTTGACTCTCAAACTTCTCTTTGGGAATAGTTCCGGTCAAACCCCAGCGAATTGGCACTCTAGCCATTACACCTGTCAGCAGAGTTTTCAGTGCATCTGCCTTGGCCATGTGTACTTCGTCTACAATAACACATACAACGCCTTCAAGGAACTCACCAATGGTACAGTCGCCTACCCCTGCCTTGGTATTCTTTAACAAGATATTCAAACTCTGCCAGGTGCAAATAGTGTGAGTGCGGCCGTACTCTTTTCTATCGCCAAAATAAACACCAACATCTTGTTGCATGTTGATGTAATCTTTTTCTGTTTGTGTTACTAGACTCTTGTTGGGCACAATCACAATGCTTCGCCCATAAGGTGCAACTGCATTGCTCAGGGCCGCTGTCATGATTGTTTTACCTGCACCTGTTGCTACTTCTTGCAGGCATTGCGGATTGGCTAAAAAGTTGTTTACGATTTCAACCTGGTAGTCCCGCATCATTATGGGTTCACCTGTGGCAGGGTGTCCTTTGGGCCACTTCACATGTGCAAATGAATCCTCACGTACCTGTTCAAAGTTAAAAGTGTTTGAATAGTCGCGTTGGTCATCCAGTTCAATATCATAATCAAACTTCTCAAGGATGGGAATGATTTCAGGTAGCAAGTTTGTGTAGGTACTGCCTCCTAACTGGAAGTATGCTATCTTGCCGTCCCATCTTCCTAGACGCACCGCTGGCATGTAACGTGCGGCAGGGTTTTCGTATTTGAATGCTGTGACCAGGCGCTTGCGCATGTCAAGATCCAAGCCCTCAATTTTGATGTTTACTTCGTCGCGGATAACAATGGTTGCTTGTTTCATTCTAGTATTACTTGTTGCACCCATTGGCGCTGGGCTATTTCAAACAACAACTTTTCTCGATTGCCGTCAAACTCTAGTTTGGCAACAGGAAAGCGCAGTGGTTGTGCTTTTATATTATACACACTCTTGATGTTGTGTGCAACAAAAAAGTCTTGATGTTGATCAATGTAGTTTTGAACACGGCCATAAATGTCACTTAGGTTACGATCGTAAAATGCAACATTGAAGTCTGCACTGTAGTGACTGAATGGCCGGAACGCATCTTGGCCTATGTACTTATCGTTGTCGTTGGCAAGATCTTCTACAGTTTTGCCAATTTCGCAATAGTTTAGATAAACTGTGCCAAATTGTATGTCCCAAGTGCCGTACATACCTTGCAGATCTGGATCTAGTTTGTGAGCCTTGGGCATACCAAACCAAGTGCACACAAATCTTGGGTGAGTTCCTGCCGCCACACTTTCACAACGATGCACTGCCAAGTTCAAATTGGCCAGAGCTTGGCGCACAGACTCGGGTGCTGATTTCCAAAAGTCTGATGTTTGCTGATCTAGCAAGCCGTGATGCACTTCAAATATGTGGTGCAGATAATTGAGATAGTCTTGCGATAATTCAAACTTGCCATGTATGATGTGTTGGTGGCTGTTGATGGTATGCACACAATCCTGAATCATGGCCACAGCGCGATCATGCTCTTGTGCTGGAGTGCCAAATCCGTAGAATCTGTCAGGGTTGTCCATGGGCCAGGCTGTGCGTTGTAGCATACGCTCAACCCAGCGTTCAGCCAGCGGCGAAGGAATGATTCGAAATCGCAGATCAAGATCTTTGTTATGCCCTAGACTGATGCGCAAAAATTTAAACATATAACATTATATACTTACTGCAACAACAAGTCAAAAAAACAGGTACCTTTTTAGGGGTACCTGTCAAAACCTGGACCGGAGCCAACCGTTTATTGTCCAGGGAAACCGTATCTCTCACACAGCAACTGCACCGCAGTCAGTACCAAACTCCACACAAGATTGCCAGTGAGTACCAGCACCAATACTGCGAGCCATCCCATTATCATTTGTTACGCCTTGGTACTGACTGTGGTCTTGAACAGGAAGCCAGCTAGAATATTCAAGCCCCAGGCCTGCAGCCAGGTGACTTCTCGAACTCCGGTGATCGCATCAACCAAGCATCCGTTCCACAGCATGTAAACTGGCCAGCTCAGTAGGAAGCTTATGCCCACCATCACTGCCACAGCACCAACTACAGTACCAAACATTTCAACAGCATTTTTGATCATCAGTTACTCCTTAAGATGCTTTCATACAAGTTGTTTCGGCCATGCGCTTCCAGTTACCAGGAAAGCTCTTGCGCAAGTCTGCAATCTTGATTGCCATACGCAGGCTCATTTCACGCAACCGATTCTGATTATCATTCATGAAGTCAATGATCTCATCTTGCACACAGGGTTCAAAGTCATAGTCCGCAAACAACACACCGTCTTTGGCAATCTGCTTGATACGCAGGATCTTGTCACGCATGGTGTCCAAGGTCAAGTCCAAGTAGTGGCATCGGCTTTGCAGTGCATCCAAGTGGTCCCGCAGCTTCTGCGACTTCATCTTGTCAAATTTCAAGTTAGTGATAAAGATAGCACTGCCTTTGAACTCAAAACTGTCCGGAATACCTTCACGGCGCAGGCTGCTGGATTCACTCAACCAGGAGATCTTGCGCTTTTTGCCAGAGTCTAATGCGCCCTTGAGCAAGTTCAAGGCAACGTCATCCAGCAAGATACTGTCACAGTCGTCAAACACAACCACGCAGTTCTCATCTGAATATTTGTACAGGGTTTGGTACAGGCCAATTGGAGTAGCCGAGCCTTTGACAACTTCGGCACGGAGGCGCTTGCCTGCCAGTTTGTCAAACATAGTGGCTTTGTCAATTTCTTGCTCGACGCCAAAGCTCTTGCCAACGCCAGGGGGGCCGCTCACAATCATGGCACGGATGTCGCCTGTTACAGTGGCCTTGGTCATTTCGTGCAGGATGTCAAAACGCTCACGGATACGATCCATGGCCTGCTCGTCAGTTTCGACTGGAGCTACAGACTTCTCAAAGTGTACGGGGTTATCTTGCGTCATGTCGTTAGTGTATGCAATGTCTGCGATGTTGTCAACCTTGATTCTTACCACATCAAATTCTGCTCCAAAGTAACCATCGCTTTGCACAGTTACAAAGCCGCCGCGGGCACCAGTCTGGAAACCCTTGACCAGTTGGAACGTGACATCTTTCACAGGCTTGTTACGATAAACACCATTTAAGACTCGAATTGCACTCATAGTTGGCTCCTTTTTGTGCGTTAAAATTGTATTATAGCAGATTGCGATTTATTGGTCAATCGCTTAGGCTGGGGCAAACAGTTTACCCATTTCGCGAAACACCACACGGAATGCACGGCATTCCTGATCAGTGAGCTGGTCCAGGGAATCTTGCATCTGTTCCAGAGTTTCCAACAGCCCGGGCAAGGCCCAATTTTGCTGATAATCCTGGACCACTTCAAGTGCTTGGGTAAAGTTCATTTCTGGCTCCTGTTTTGCTTTGCTATGTGTATATTATAGCAAATTGGGAAATTCTGGTCAACCTTTTTTCACCGGAACACATACAAACGATTTTTGCATGGCAATCCGTAAATTAATGCTTTCGTTTACAGCAGGCAAACGCTGCCCTGGCGGGTTCATTTGCACAGTTACAATTTCGCGAACAGCGTTTTCGCAACTGGGCAGGTCAGCATAAGTGCCCATGAACGCCATTGTAGTGATGTACAACAAAGTATACATTTTATTGCTTTTTCAACAGGTCAAAAATCTGATTTTGCAGTTCGTTGACTTGGTCCAGTTCCACGTAAAAATCAGTAGTAGGATCGTAGTACATTCCTTCTTTCACATCGTAGTACAAGACCTGCCCGTTGGGATAGTGGAACGGGCCTTCGAGGCCTTTGCGGGCACCGTACTCTTTGGCGTGTTTAAAAACAACATACGACATTGCGACTCCTTTTTGCTACTGTTCTTGTATTATAGCAAAATGGGAATTTTTGGTCAAGTACTACAAAAGTATACATATTTGCATGAATATTGTAGTAGGTCTAGTCTAGAATTCTTGCCTGACCCCGGCGTGCAAAGATGGTCCTAGGTTGTTTTTATCGCCATAATTCTTGAATCACAGGTGCAGTGACTTGATGTGGTTTGGGTATTCCGTGAAATACCACTGCTGCGGTGTTGGGCGCTATGTTTACCCCACTGCTGGGTTGTCGATATCGTCGGCGTGCAAAATCATATCCGCCATCCAGGCATTGCCAACGATAGCTTTCAAAATATTGATCTTGAAAAAAGCGCCTGCGATTGTGATCTATCACAGCAGCAATGTAGTCTTGATCTCCAGGATACCCTTGTGTGGTCACATCCAAGGGGCGAGCTGTGAACTTCTGCCAAACATCTGCAAACTGTGGCACATTGAACCACATCACACTGGAGTTTATTGTTTGCAATACTGGACGTTGCAGATACTTAAAATCTCGTATGCTCCAAAAATAAGCAGGATCAAGATCACGTACAAAATCCAATTCACGCACTACTACCATGTCAAGATCAAAATACAACATGTTACCATCATAGTGCTGAGGATTAAACAACTGTAGCTTGTACCACCAGGACTTTTTGGGTCCCGAAATACCCCAGTCGTCTAGTATATGCTTGATCATGTGAGGAGGCACTGAACGATCATGTTCAGTATACACATGAAATCGTATGTTGTTTTCAAACACACGCATCAACATGTTGTAGAGCTTTTCCACATACTCCCAGGAATAGCCCGAGCCGTGGATTACACAAGCACAGTCTATTGTGCCTGTAATGCTGGGGCGATTCTTTTTAGCCATGTTCCTTTTTGCAATTCTTCTAGTGTGTATTCAGTGTGACATATTTCTACCAGCCATTGTGCTCGATCTATCAAGTACGGGCGTTCAATACTGGCCAAGTCAATTCCCACAGGTGCAGCCAAGCTGGTGTGATCCACCAAGGGCCTTGTGCCTGCAATAGCTGCCTGTATTCCTGGTCCTGAGTTATAATTTATCACTGCGTGATACCCAAGATCAAAGTCAAACGAATCATAGGTGTTGTGCAGACGACGCGGCTGCTCAAATTTTACATCAGGCGGCAATTGGGGCAACGCAATTCTGGATCTTGGGTGTGGTCTAACAACAACTGGACGATCAGTGTGCTCACGCACCTGTTGCACAGTGTGGTAAACCCACTGCGACATGTTGGCAATGTTGGCCACTTGCAGGCTGTGCTGATGTTGCAGTGCTATAACAATTCCAGACTTGGTGTTTGATGGTGTTGTTGG